GTCTCAGTTTTACCAAGCGCCTCAACTTCAGCAGTAAGCGACTCAATAAGCTTTTCTGTTGCGTCTGTTGTTCCGTCAACCTTCTTGGAAAGATCGTCCATGTTTTGTTTAGCAACATCAATTATATCTTGTTGCTCTTGAATAGCCTTATTTGCTTGCGTAGTCCTTTGTTCATTTTCTTTAGACACAGCATTAAATAAAGCTAGTGAATCCTTTTCACTTGCAATTGCTTCTTCCGCTTCTTGTATTTGTTTTTTGTAATCCTCCATTAAAACAGCCGCATTTCTCAACGCGATGTCTTTTAACACAGGGTTTAATTCATCGAACTCATCTACAAGACCTCCTGTTCTTTCTTTTATCTCTTTAAGTGCTTCAGATGTTTTAAATAGACTAGGAAGTAGGCTTGTCCCGATAGCCGCACCAACAGCCAGGAATGCACCTATTATTGCGCCTTGTGGACCGAACAATGACGCGATCTGTGAGCCCTGTTGACCTAATATGATCATCGGGTTTTGACCGCTTTGCAACATGACCGCAATATCCTGAACCTGATGGCCCATTTGCCCCATTCCGCCACGGATAACTCTAAACTGCTTATCTACCTTTTTGCCTTGGTCAGCAGTTCTTTTTAGATTGTTGTTTAACGCTCTAAGAGTAGGGGCTGTAGAGTCTTTAGCATCGACTTCAATTAGGACTTTATTTTTTGCTGCCATCTTGCTTATCCTGTTTAATCTTTAAGTAGGCCAGCCAATGCTGAAACTCAGAAGCGGTCATTTCTAATATTGTCGAGAGAGGCTGACCAAGATGCTCCGCAAGAAAGTACATCCAGTACAATTCTGTCGTATCACCTTGATCATTTATTAGTTTCCCTCAACGTCCTCTTCTTGCTCAGAAATGCCTAATACAAAGTTAGCAATTTTAGATAAGATTTCAGGGTCAACCTTGGTTTTAAGCTTGTGCTTATCGCCTATGTCAAATACGGCTTCACCCTCAGAGTCAGTGACCCCAAAGATGACGGCGTAGACCAAGTAATCAGAACTATCGCCATCAGCCCTGGTCATCCACTTTGCCTTATCTTCCAAAGATAGATTCTTTGAATAGAGAGTGGTATCCCACTCATCTATCCGCATCTCTCGTATCTCTTTCTGACTGAAGTGCGCTACTGCGCTTTCAATTAACTTACCCATTAAGAAACAGTGCCGGTAGTTAACGCGCCATTACCAGTAACAGAGAATGAAGCCTCTACTAATCCGTCAACTGCTGCAGTCTTGCTGACAGAAGTCACAATGCAAGCACCAGACCATTCAACTTCACCAGTAGTCTTACCGGTAGGATAAAGATTAATTGTTATTTCAGCGCCTTCCGTAAGAGTCAACTGACCGTTAGTGTCAGCATCATCCCAGATAGCATTGAAAGAAGAAGTCCACGATTTAAGCGTAGGCTTATTGCTAACCCACGAATCACCCATAACGGTGTCTGCAACTACTTCAGAAGTAGTCTCCAAAGACCAATCTTTGATTTCAGCGACAGCATTTGCTCCACTATATACCGCGCCGTTCTTACCAACATATGTTGCCATTTTTAAATACCTCTAAGCGCCATAGCGCGTTAATTAACGTCAGCGAAAATCGCCACTAAACAACAGCCTCAAGATCATTTTCCAATGTTTGATACTGCACTTCAATAGTGAGAGTAGCCCGACTTACCGGCTGATCACCATCACCATTAAAATCTGCTTCAAAACTAGTGACCATAACGTCTGACGCATAGCCTCCCAGTGTTGAATTTGTATATAAAGCCTCTTCTACCTCTAAGCATATCTGGTCTAAGGTATCATCATAAGCAGATACGCCTTTAACATATGCTTCTACAGTAAAAGAAACAGTTCTCAGTTGTAACCTGGGCAACCCAATAGTTTGATATTCTGTCGCCTCATCTTTGCTGTAAATAAGCAATCCTGGCAGTTTTGCCGCCGCCAATGGATATACTCTACTCTGATAAACTCTGCTACCAGTAGTCGTTAAACCTGTAAGGGCTGTCGTAACATTGTCCCTTATTAGCTTTCTAACATGAGCCATTATTGAGCCTCTAGTGCTAGTTCAGTTATCCCGGTCCCATCTGACATCACAATTGTGACTTTATAGTTGAATGACCTGATTAAAAAACTATCACCCTCTGCCACACCAGATACGTCAGATGTTCTAACAGTCAATCTAGGCTGACTCAGCGCAAACGGCACAGATCCGCCCACCTCGACAGATTCATATACCTGATCAAAGATGGCCGTGACTTTTTTACATCCACCATTGACCGGCGTATATGTCACTTGCTCGCCAAAATCGGCAAGCATAATCAACCTATCAGCGGCGCTCTCTACCATTAGGCTTTCTTTTTGCCTCTCTTCTTAGGAGCGTCATCATTTAGACCAACACTGCGGTCAACGATCACCTCCGGCTCTGTGTGCGGAACTATTCTTCCAATCCCCATCAACGAATCAATGACGACTTTATCTTCTAGATCAACTACATCTCCGGCCTTATAGCCTTGGCCTGAAATCACACAGCCTTTAACAACTTCATACTTCATAATCTTCTCCTTTAATTAAGCCGACTACTTGAATCGGCTTGAGTAAAGAAGGGGGGCCGAAACCCCCCGACTAATTACGCGCCATCGTTACCGAAAGCAAAGCTTACAGCGTGACGTACAGCCATGTCTACTGACTGCAAAGCAACCAGACGGATAGTTCCGCTCTTAGACATAGTGTATGGGTCAACAGTAAGATCAAGACCACCAAACATGCCGATCAGAAGATCGTCAAAGTTACCAAAGTACAAGTTTCCGGCAGTAGCCTGATTAGAAACAATACCTCGGTATCCGTTGATGCTTCCGCCTGGCTCTACAACAAACTGTGCAGTACCAGTGGCTTTCTCAGTAGTTTTGAGAGCGCCGTACATAGAAGCGGGCATGATGTAAGACAGGTTGCCCTGAAGAGCGTTGTCTTCTGCAACAGCAGTCTCCAAAGTAACTACTTCTGCGAAAGTGGGGTTAGCCGCCGCAAAGTTAGTTACCTGGTTAACACCAGTTTGGTTCAAGACACCAGTAGGCTGACCAGAAGCGCCAGAACCCTCTAGACCGGCCTTGTCGATGGCGATTGCCAACGCACGGCTCAAGTCATCACGGATCAGACCTTCAACGTCTAGGCTAGACTGAATTAAAAGCTGACGAGTAACGTCAGTGAATGCGCCAAGAGTCTTGGGAGACAATGACACCTGACCTACAGTCATTTCGCTTTCAGTTGCGTCACCACCTTCAGTGCTAATCCAAGCTGCAGTTGAAGCGGCAGTTTTCTTTGGAATCTTAACGTCACCGCTAAGACCGCCCAACATACGCGCACCGGCTTGCATAACAGAAGACTGATTACGCAGAGCGTCAATAAAGTCGCCGCCACGGAAGTCATCGCTAAACAAAGCTGAGTCGTCTGAAGAGTTCATGTCGCGCTTCCAAGTACGGAGAACTTCAGCAGGAAGCATGATGCCCTGTGCAGTTGTGCCATACTGGTCTGCGGCGGCTCGTGAACACTCAAACTCAAACGCAGCGTCTTCTTGAGCGCGGCGATCAGTTGGGTTAGCCAAAGCATTTACAGCACGGGCCAGGCTAAACTTCTTAACTTCTTGTTTAGTCATGCCCACTTCCTGATCTTCTAGGGCGCGCTGTGAACCAATGTTTTCTAGTAACTCACCACGGAACTCCTCAATGCTACGGCCTTCAGCAATTGCTTTACGAGCCATTTCACTTTGGTTGTGACGAGCGCCAAGCTCAACAATTTGAGCTGCATTACGCTGTGCGGTTTGCTGTGCTTCAGCCTTAACCGCTTCAATATCAACTTCTGACATTTTATTTTCCTCAACAAATGAAGTTTTAATTACGGGTTTGTTTGAAGGTTCGCTCGACCGCCCAACGCCAACTGTCATATCGGCAGGAATAGACACCAAACTTGCTTCTACCGGTTTCCATGACGTTGCGCGATACATGTTTTTGTCATTTCTGTCCCGGTCCATCTTGCCAATAGAATAGCCAACCGAAATGTTAGCCTTAATTCCATCAACAACGTCAGAGAATGCCTCACGAGCCAACTCGCCTTTTCCAAAGCGAACTTTAGCGCGCAGTCTACGCGCTTGCCCATCAAGCTCTACTGATTCTACTACGCCAATCTGTTTTTCAGGATCGTGATCCAGTAACAGAGGGGCTCGACCACTTGATAAAAACGACAAATCAATCGATCTTTCGTCATGGTCTAATACTTCTTTGCCAAAAGAGCGGTCAACTGGCTCCTCGCTAGAGATTGCCATTCTAACAGTCCTTTTGTCTTCGTCTATTGGAGACATATCCATCTCCATCGCCCTGTGCTGTACTTCTACTGCTTGGCGCTCTTCAATTTCCTCGACAGCTTCTTCACTCACTTCTTCAGTAAGCTCATCTACAATCTCTTCAGAACGCTCTTCTTCAGCAGTTTCGATTACTTCTTCTACCTCTACTTCCTCGCTCATAATAAACGCCTCAACATCAATAACTTCTTCTGACCTTTCGTCACTAGATTTCAACTGCTTAACGATTCTACTAGAGAACGAAAATCCGGCATCACCGCCCCATAGCGCCCATGCTATGCGACCGGCAGACGGATAACCCTCTTCACCAGGCCGAAACCCTTCCGCTTTCTTGTCTACTTCATGCCGCGAAAAAAACGAATACATTCTTTTCACTGTATCAAACGACAACTCTTTGCGATTCTGTATATCTCTAGCACGGGCTACACCAACTTCTGTTCCGCCGCGCCCATGCTCTTTTCGCCAAGCAAGACCCTTTTTAGCCTCTGACACCATTCCGTCACTAGGCTTGGTGTTAATGTCTTTACCCTTGTACTTCGGCATCATCTTCACCAATTATATCAGGATTAACAGCATTAAAGTTTGCACCAAACGGCTCAAGCGCATACTTAATGTCAAACTGCTCTGCCGTGTCTCTATCTCTAGCAATTTGTGACAGCAACTCCTCAACGTCTTTACCATACTGCGAGGCAACGTCCTGTAGGCTCAGAATGCCGTTTTTAAGGCCATTCACAGCCGCCGCCATCTCTTTCTGCGGGTCAACCCAAGACCACGCTCTACCGCGAATGTGAGCCGCTGTATAGAATCTGTCGAACTGCCTAAGAGGGATGCCAAACGTATTTAATTCCATTGCGCTACCCAACCAACTGCCGAATATAGGACAAACAAAATGATCGACCATAAACTGCTGCAAGTTTTTGTAATTATCCCTCTCTTCTAGCGCACCTTGGCGGATTGAGCTATAGCTTGTAGCTTCTAAATCACCTGATAGCGTTGTATACCCAACACCCATAGCAACTGAAATGCCGCGCAAAACAGACTTATGGAAAGGATCAAACTCATTATTAGGGTACTGCGGGTCAAATGACTTAAAATCCACGCCGTTTGGCAACTGATGAAATGTGCCTGGGCTAGCATCCATAATCGGCATATTGCCATCTAGCTCGTCTGCGACAAATCCATCTCCGCCAGGGGACACAAAAAAGCCCATTTTAGACGCACCGATGCGCGCATTTACGATTGCCGCCTCTCTTAACGCGCCTAGTTGCTTTAATGCAGAAATGCTTGAAGCCAACCACGGCTCTCCGCGAGTCTGACCGGCTCTATTTGACTTAAACAGGTGAATTACCCTGTCAGCAGTGATTCTGATGTGTTTTGCCGCCTTTCCTGCGGTTGTATAGTCATAATCGCCTGGATGATAACTCAAAACATGATATGCGACCGGTTTTTTGAACCTATCAAGCTCAACACCCATTCGAATCTCGTTTCCATTAGGCAAACGCTCGTTTTTTTGCTCATCAACCTGATCTGGCTCAATAAATTCAAGCGCAAATGAATCTTTAAACGATGCACCTCGATGTTTGATGATAAAAACTTCACCATCACGGGCTAAACACTCAATAGCAAGCTTTTGTGCGTCAATCCAAGTCATTTTGCCGTCAACAGTGCAATTTCCAAGCATTCCCCACGCTTTAAACGCAGTTTCTACCCTCTGATTGCCATCTGTATCTAACTTTCCGACAGAATCATACGCTTTGCTTTGTATGTTAAAACCTTTGTCACCTACTACGTTATTCCGCAATAAATCCAAATATCTGCGTACATATTCGTTATTTCGGGCTAAATCTCTGGACCTGGCCCTTAAATTGCGTAAAGCGGGTCGTAATTCAGTATCTGCACTCGATTCAGACGCTTTAAAGTCGCTAAACAGATACCCTTGGTTGTTTGCCGCATAAGCCCGCTTAAATATCTTGTTTTTAGGCTCTTTTTTCGGCTTAAATCTATCAAAAAGTCCCATCTAGAATTTCACCTGTATTGTTGAAGCGCCTTTTCGGCCATTCTTGAGATCAAGAGTGTTTTGCTCCCTGATGACTTCGCCCCTATAAAAGTTACGAGCATCTTGCAGTTCTGCAAACGTCATCTTGGTCAAAGAGCGACCGGCTATAGAATAACTAGAAACGTCACTGTCAGCTTTACCGGCAAGCAACGACTCTATCTTGTCAACCATGATTTGCGCGTGTGAACGAGAATCACTTGTCGATGCAGCAACATCGCTAGATACTTTAACACTGCCTTGCCTAATAACCACTTGAGCATTGTCAGAGTTGCGCTTGATCTTTAACTGCCAAGAGTAATCGCCCTTCTTAAAGGCGGCGCTCGCAGTACTTGTTATGCTGAACAGATAGTAACTACTAGAACCGGTTGCAGTTACAGATATTTCATTAGCCCCTCCCGCAGTGGGTCGAGCAATGAATGTGGAAGTATAAGAATCAGATGGATAGTCAGTCACCAAGTCAGACTCTTTCCACTGAACGAAATCGCCTTTTATAATTTCTGACGGTACACCTTCAGGAGCGTTAGCCGCATCAAAAGCATTTGCCATTTATTTACCCTTTAACGCCAAGAATTAACAAATCCTTTGCTAGTTTTAGGAACAAAGGAATTTCCTTTAGGTTTAGCCTTTTTCTCTACAGTCTCATCGGCATTCATATCTCTTCGATCAGCCAGAGAGTTAATATCAATATTTAAGATCGCGTAGGCTGCAAGCGCATAAACAAAACAGTCGAGCGCCTCATTTCTTGGCCTTATTTTCTGGAATACTCTCTTTTTGTATCCACGAGAAAACTTAGTAACAATCTTTTCTGCGGTAAGTTGCCGGAAATATTCATCATTCAAATCATCATGGAAGTGAATGTAACCGGGCCCCTCATCTTTAATTCGCATTCGCGCAAATAAAAGATCTTTTACCGTATCTACACCAATAGGAAACAACAAGCATTTTCCAATGTTGTTTTTTGATGGCCTTCCGGCTATCGCCTTCCCTTCACCACCAACACCCTTAATCGCAAACACGCGCCTGGCGTAGTTTTTCTTAGCGTAGGAGTATACCGTATTTGTGAAGTGGCCACCAGAGTCCACACAGGTAGCGCGTATAGGCAATTGTCGCCCGTCATTGGTTAAATATGTCGTAAATAATCGCGTGTCTAAGGATGTCCATAACTGCGGCGTAGAAGGGTCGCCGTACAGTACTTGGTGATCAATAACCCACGACTCATCATCTCTACCCCACCCAATGATAGACAACTCTAATCGATCATCCTGAACGTCAACGCCACAAGTCAAAAAGATAACTTCTTCAGGTATTCCTTCACCATAAGCCTCTCGCCTTTCGGCTAAATCATAGTCATCAATGGTTTCACCTTGATCTTCCCAAGTCTCGCCCAGGTAAGTATTCGTCCACACTCGCAACTGCTCTGGATTCTTTCTCATAGCCAAGAAATCACGAACTCCATCTGACAGCGGAGTCCACGGGGAATATAAACCAGAGATAGAAAATCCGGCTACTCCTGCAAACGGCTTATCTGCTATCCAAGCGCCATTCCTGATTCCCCAACGCCTATCTGAGTCAGACCAGACGACCGAGCAATGTTCGCACATGTATCCTGCTGTATCAGGGTCATCATCCACCCACCTGACGTTTGACCACTTGAGCTTCTGCATATGACCGCAATGCTTACACGGAACCTGATAGTAGCGCATGTCAGATGCCTCAAACGCTTCCTCTATCCTGCTAGCATCTTTGTTAGTTGGTGTAGACACCATGACTATTTTGCGATTCCAGAATGTTGCCGCCCTTTTACGCGCTAGCTGTATTGGATCTCCCTCTGATCCGGCACTAGCAGGGTAGCGATCAACCTCATCACATAGAACCAATCGAATAGGGCGTGATGCCAATCCTGAAGGGCTGTTAGCGCCAACCAAAGTCAAACTTCCGCCAGGAAATAGTTTGTGTAGAGTAGTGTTTCCGCTGTCCCTTGCGCGAGGGTCTTTTACTTTACCTCGCAGACACGGCGTAGATTTAAGAAGTCCATTGGCAACCCGGTCCTTTGAGAACGACTGCGCCATTTCCAAAGTGGGCTGCAGACAAAGGATAGGGCTCGGATCATTATCGATGTGATAACCAATGATATTAAGAATAGCTTCAGACTTGCCCAACTGAGCCCCTGCCATAACAACGACCTCTCTTACTTCAGGGTCGGCACAAGCATCCATGATTCCACGCTGATACTCAGCGCGACTAGTATGCCATCTACCTGGTTCGCTACTTGTCTGCGAATCCAGTCGTCTTCTTTGGTCTGCCCACTCGCTT